TAGTAGTAGACTCCGAGATAGAGAAATTCAGGAAAATGGAAAAATATAGGGAGATTCATCAAAGAGTCAAGGAGATTCCTCCTGGGGGGGCTTCTGCATTAGAATGTTTAGATTTGCTTGACCGTCTTTATGCAGTCAGACATGATGTAGTTGATCAGATGATCAAGCATGATTGGTCTGACAATAAAGATATGGAAAGACCTATAGGTCAAGTTCTGTTAATGGCTGGTGTACCAAATGATGTGATTCAAGGTATGGAGAAGAAAGTTATACCTACAAGCCCTTCAGGACAGATTTTAAAAAGCTTTTTCCGCATGACACCTGATAATTATAAAATCACAGGTGCCTTAATTGAGTTTATCGAGGTAACAGTGACTGCAGATGTTGCTAAAGGTATCCGTGAAAAGAAATTAAAGTATGAGAGTGGTCTTCAGTTTGTGGAGTCTTTATTAAGTCAAGAACACAAAAAAGGTAATATAAATCAAGCTTATAAGATCACATTTGATGTTGTGGCTGTAAAGACGGATGGTTCAAACATATCAACTCAATGGCCTAGTCGGCGTAATGATGGTGTTGTTCAACATATGAGGCTTGTTCAGGCTGATATTAATTATGTTAGAGAACATCTCATTAAGCCTGATGAACGTGCATCATTAGAAGCCATGTTTAATCTTAAGTTTCATGTAGGAGGCCCTAAACTGAGGTATTTTAATATACCAGATTACAAGCCTCAGTCATTATGTCAACCTGAGATTACGAATTTAATTCAATATTGCAAGCACTGGCTCACAGAAGATCATGATTTTGTTTTTAAGGAAGTCACGGGTAATAATGTTATGAACTCATTTGAGAATAATGAAAGTGTATATATGTCTAGATACAGGGAGTCTCGTAAACCACGTAATTTCTTATTAATTCAAGGTTCTATTCAAGGTCCTTATTTACCATCAACTATTAGCTCTGACCAGTGTGACACAAGAATTGGCTGTTTGGAGGTGTTAAAAGTACATCCAGAGACACCAGTACAAGCAATTGCAGTGGATATGGCATATAAGTATATGGAGTTAAATAGAGATGAGATCATCAACTACTACAATCCTAGAGTTCATTTTCAAGCAACTCAGTCAGTGAAGGAACCAGGTACATTCAAATTAGGACTTTCTCAACTAAATCCGATGTCTAAATCAATATTGGACCAGGTTGGGAAACACAAGTCAGAAAAGGGCCTTTTTGGTGAACCATTAGAGAGTATAAACATATCAAGCCAGATTCAACAGAATGAGTGTTCACGTATTATAGAATCAATACTTTCAAATCTCGAAATAAATGTTGGTGAGGTAACAATGAGTCTAGCTAATCCTCGTAAAACTACAGGTGTAGATGAGTTGTTAGGTAAGTTCTATGAGAATGAACTGTCTAAGTATTTGATCAGCATATTACGAAAAACTGCAGCCTGGCATATTGGGCATTTAATAAGAGATATAACAGAAAGTCTCATTGCTCATGCAGGTTTAAAGCGGTCTAAATACTGGTCAATCCATGCTTATGATCATGGTGGGGTAATATTGTTCATCCTTCCTTCAAAGTCTTTAGAGGTTGTCGGATCTTATATTCGGTATTTCACAGTATTCAAAGATGGTATAGGGCTTATAGATGAGGAAAATTTAGACTCAAAGGTAGACATCGACGGTGTGCAGTGGTGTTTTTCAAAAGTAATGAGTATTGACTTAAACAGGTTGTTAGCTTTAAATATTGCCTTTGAAAAGGCACTTCTTGCTACTGCCACTTGGTTTCAATATTACACAGAAGACCAAGGGCATTTTCCATTACAACATGCATTAAGGTCTGTGTTCTCTTTTCATTTTTTATTATGTGTTTCTCAGAAAATGAAGATATGTGCAATTTTTGATAATTTACGCTATTTGATCCCAGCTGTCACATCATTATATTCAGGTTATGAGCTCTTAATAGAAAAATTCTTTGAGCGGCCGTTTAAGAGTGCCTTAGAAGTATATTTATATAATATAATAAAAGCATTGCTTATAAGCCTAGCACAAAATAATAAGGTACGATTCTACTCTAAAGTGCGTCTTCTTGGCCTCACTGTCGATCACTCAACTGTAGGTGCAAGTGGAGTTTATCCTTCATTGATGTCTAGAGTTGTTTATAAGCACTATCGTAGTCTTATTTCTGAAGCAACAACATGTTTCTTTCTTTTTGAAAAGGGCCTACACGGAAATCTAAATGAGGAGGCTAAAATACATCTTGAGACTGTAGAGTGGGCAAGAAAATTTGAGGCAAAAGAGAGAAAATATGGAGACATATTAATGAGGGAAGGTTACACGATTGATGCTATACGTGTTGGTGATGTGCAGGTAGAACAACAATTATTTTGTCAAGAGGTTGTGGAGTTAAGTGCAGAAGAACTCAACAAGTATTTACAAGCAAAAAGTCAGGTCTTATCATCCAATATCATGAATAAACATTGGGATAAGCCGTATTTTAGTCAGACAAGGAATATAAGTTTAAAGGGTATGTCTGGAGCATTGCAAGAAGATGGACATCTTGCAGCAAGTGTTACGTTAATTGAGGCAATTAGATTTTTAAATAGATCACAGACTAATCCAAACGTTATTGACATGTATGAACAGACAAAGCAGCACAAAGCTCAAGCACGTATTGTGAGGAAATATCAGCGGACCGAAGCTGATAGAGGTTTTTTCATCACTACTCTCCCGACAAGAGTCAGGTTAGAAATTATAGAAGATTATTATGATGCAATAGCTAGAGTTGTCCCAGAGGAATATATATCATACGGAGGAGACAAGAAAATTCTAAATATACAGACTGCATTAGAGAAGGCATTACGATGGGCTTCAGGATCATCAGAGGTCATAACAAGCACAGGAAATGTAATTAAATTCAAGAGGAGGCTGATGTATGTGAGTGCTGATGCCACGAAATGGTCACCAGGAGATAATTCGGCAAAGTTTAAGAGATTCACACAGGCATTATATGATGGCTTGTCAGATGAGAAGTTAAAATGTTGCGTTGTTGATGCCCTTAGACATGTTTATGAAACAGAGTTCTTTATGTCCAGAAAACTTCATCGCTATATAGATTCTATGGATGAGCATTCTGAGGCTGTCCAAGATTTCCTCGATTTTTTTAAGGGTGGAGTGTCTGCTACAGTCAAAGGTAATTGGCTCCAAGGTAACTTGAACAAATGTTCTTCATTGTTTGGGGCTGCAGTGTCACTGCTGTTTAGGCGTATTTGGGCAGAGTTATTTCCAGAATTAGAATGCTTTTTTGAGTTTGCACATCACTCAGATGATGCCCTCTTTATTTATGGTTATTTAGAGCCAGAAGATGATGGAACTGATTGGTTTTTATATGTATCTCAACAGATACAGGCTGGTAATTATCACTGGCATGCTGTTAACCAAGAGATGTGGAAGAGCATGTTTAATTTGCATGAGCATTTACTGCTGATGGGCTCCATAAAGGTATCCCCAAAAAAGACAACAGTTTCTCCTACAAATGCAGAATTTCTTTCCACATTTTTTGAAGGTTGTGCGGTGTCAATCCCTTTTATAAAAATACTGCTTGGATCGTTATCAGATTTACCAGGATTAGGATTCTTTGATGATCTGGCTGCTGCACAAAGTAGATGTGTCAAAGCAATGGACTTAGGGGCATCCCCACAGTTGGCACAATTAGCTGTTGTTATTTGCACTAGTAAAGTTGAGAGATTATACGGCACTGCAGATGGGATGGTTAATAGTCCAGTGGCATTTTTAAAGGTAACGAAGGCCCATGTACCCATACCTTTAGGAGGTGATGGCTCAATGTCTATTATGGAGCTTGCCACAGCAGGTATAGGTATGGCTGATAAAAATATTCTCAAGCAAGCATTTTATTCTTACAAGCATACAAGACGTGATGGGGATAGGTATGTTTTGGGTCTTTTCAAGTTCTTAATGTCTCTTAGTGAAGATGTTTTTCAGCATGATAGACTAGGTGAGTTTAGTTTTGTTGGTAAAGTTCAGTGGAAGGTATTCACACCTAAAAATGAGTTTGAATTCTTTGATCAATTTTCACAGTCCTACTTAAAGAGTTGGACAAATCAACACCCAGTATATGATTATATTATACCTAGAGGTAGGGATAATCTTTTAGTCTATTTAGTCAGAAAATTAAATGACCCTAGTATTGTCACAGCTATGACAATGCAATCTCCATTACAACTTAGATTCAGGATGCAGGCAAAGCAGCACATGAAAGTGTGTAAGCTTGAAGGGGAATGGGTGACATTCAGAGAAGTTTTAGCTGCAGCAGACAGTTTTGCAACTAAGTACAATCCCACAGAAAAGGACTTAGATCTGTTTAATACATTAGTTAGTTGTACATTTTCTAAAGAGTATGCATGGAAAGATTTCTTGAACGAAGTTAGGTGTGAAGTGGTACCTACAAAACATGTCCATCGGTCAAAAATCGCAAGAACTTTTACAGTGCGTGAGAAGGATCAAGCTATTCAGAATCCAATTACTGCTGTTATAGGGTATAAATATGCTTCAACTGTAGATGAAATCAGTGATGTTTTAGATAGTTCCTTTTTTCCTGATTCATTATCTGCTGACCTTCAAGTCATGAAGGAAGGTGTGTATAGAGAGCTGGGTTTAGATATAGGTCTTCCTGAGGTGTTGAAGCGAATAGCACCACTTTTGTACAAAGCTGGGAGATCTAGAGTTGTTATAGTGGAAGGCAACGTAGAGGGCACAGCAGAATCAATTTGTAGCTATTGGCTTCGTAGCATGTCATTGGTCAAAACAATCAAAGTACGTCCAAAAAAAGAAGTGCTCAGAGCAGTTTCACTATATAGCACAAAGGAAAATATTGGGTTACAAGATGATGTTGCAGCTACACGATTGTGTATAGAAGTCTGGAGATGGTGCAAAGCTAATGATCAGAATGTAAATGACTGGTTAAATGCACTGTACTTTGAAAAGCAAACTCTCATGGATTGGGTAGAAAGGTTCCGTAGAAAAGGAGTGGTTCCTATTGACCCTGAAATTCAGTGTATTGCCTTACTACTTTATGATGTGTTAGGTTATAAGAGTGTATTGCAGATGCAGGCAAATAGGCGAGCATATTCAGGGAAACAGTATGATGCATATTGTGTTCAAACGTATAATGAAGAAACAAGACTCTATGAGGGAGATTTAAGGGTCACATTTAATTTTGGCCTTGATTGTGCAAGGTTGGAAATCTTTTGGGATAAGAAAGAATATATTCTTGAAACATCAATTACGCAACGTCATGTTTTAAAGTTGATGATGGAGGAAGTCACACAAGAATTGTTAAGGTGTGGGATGAGATTTAAGACAGAGCAAGTAAGTCATACGAGGAGTTTGGTTTTATTCAAAACGGAATCAGGGTTTGAGTGGGGTAAACCAAATGTGCCGTGTATAGTCTTCAAGCATTGTGCTTTGCGTACAGGTTTAAGGACTAAGCAAGCTATTAATAAAGAGTTCATGATAAATGTCCAAGCAGATGGGTTTAGAGCTATAGCACAGATGGATATGGAAAGTCCGAGATTTCTATTAGCACATGCTTATCATACATTACGTGATGTGCGTTACCAAGCTGTGCAGGCTGTAGGCAATGTGTGGTTTCAAACTGCTCAACATAAATTATTCATAAATCCAATAATATCATCCGGGTTGTTAGAAAACTTTATGAAAGGCTTGCCAGCAGCAATTCCTCCTGCAGCTTATTCTTTAATTATGAATAAGGCTAAGATATCTGTAGATTTATTTATGTTCAATGAGTTGCTGGCTTTAGTTAACCCAAGAAATGTTCTCAATTTGGACGGAATAGAAGAGACTTCAGAAGGATATAGTACAGTAACCTCTATATCTAGCCGACAATGGTCTGAAGAGGTAAGTCTTATGGCTGATGATGACATTGATGATGAAGAAGAATTTACAATAGCTCTTGATGATATAGACTTTGAGCAGATCAATCTTGATGAGGACATCCAACATTTTTTGCAAGATGAATCAGCTTATACTGGTGATTTAACAATACAAACAGAGGAAGTTGAGGTAAAAAGGATAAGGGGTGTAACGCGCGTGCTTGAACCAGTTAAGCTAATTAAGAGCTGGGTTTCGAAAGGGCTTGCTATCGATAAAGTGTATAACCCTATAGGGATAGTGCTGATGGCAAGGTACATGTCAAAGAATTATGATTTTAGCAAAATTCCCCTAGCTTTATTAAACCCATATGATTTAACTGAGTTTGAAAGTGTTGTCAAAGGCTGGGGTGAAACTGTTAATGACAGATTTCTAGAGGTTGACAATGATGCACAACGGTTGGTCCGAGAGAAAAACATATTGCCCGAAGACATATTACCAGATTCATTATTTTCTTTTAGGCACGTTGATGTGTTGTTAAAGAGACTATTCCCTCATGACCCTGTGTCTTCATTCTATTAACAATTTTCTTTATTCCAAACCATGACTTGTTCTCTCTACTGCTCTGTTCTCGGAGCATACTACTA